AGATGCAGTTTGGATTCCAAAGCTAGCTAAAACTCCTGTAAAAACTGAGGCAATAAAAGTTGGATCTATTTTTTGTTGTGGTACACCTGGAATAGCCACGTAATTAAGAGTCAATATTCCGCCAGACCAGGCAAGGACAGTAATGCGCACCATTGTAGAGATGATTGCTGCTTGCTCATCAGCATCTGGTAGTATAGCATCCTTTACTTTACCAAGCACACCCTTCTTCTTTTCTTCTTCTGGATGTTCTTCTTCTAAGACTTCTTCTTTTACTTCTTCAGACATGGTGGTAAAGCAACTATCCTATTTAGAACTGAGAAATTCCTAAACCAGCAGAAGGAACAGGCATTGCACCAACATCAGGTGTATCTAAATCAGGAGTTCCAATAGGAAGATCTCCACCTAAAGCAGATCCACCAAAGCTTCCCATAACTTTTTGTTTAACTCCATCAATGATGGAATCCCTGTTGATGTATACATATACACCACCAGCAGCAATGGAACTAGATACAGCGAAAGACGCAACAGCGAGTACATTAATTATCTTTTGCATTTTATTACAGCAAGTAAGTTATTTATTATAGTAAGCATCATAATATTTGACAATACCTGCAGATATCTTATGACCTTTCTCTATCCATTCATCTGCACATTCATATATTGATTGATTAGAATATTTTCCTTTTCCAAATTCTCTGAACAAAATCAGTAGGACTTGTTGCCTTAACTTCAATTGTTCTTCTGTTAATGTTGCTGTCATTTAATCCTCCATCATAAAAGACATCATAGTCATAAACATAGTTGTTGTCATTACAACACCAACAACCATCAAGAAAACCATTTGATATGTTTCTGCTAAATTAATCATTAGATTAAACCTAAAGAACCTGCAGTCATTCCAACTGCAACGAAAAATCCAAACTCTAAAAGATCTCTAGAGCCTGGAGGAATAGATGTTAGTAGTAATGCTAATGGTATCATTGATACACAACTGAAAATAGATTGCTGTATACTGTTGCTGCTATAAGGCAACTAAAAACTATGAAAGGCATTTGATTAATAGTAAACTAATCACTCCAACCATTGCTAAACGACCATTCCATCGTTCAGCAAATCTCCAATATGGGTGAGATAAATCAATCATGTTCCAGAAGGTGCATATGCTGGTTGCATTCTAGCAATTCTTATGCCTTTGCCACCATCATCGTCATCATCATCATCTCTTATAGCACGAAGTAGTAATTCTACTCCCACCAACAATGCCATTGGATAGAATATCCAAAGTATTGCTGTAAAAGGTGTGATGTCATTTACTACTTGTAACTCTCCCATGTTGTGTTGATTTGTGAATAATTATTTAGATATGTAAACTTTTAGACTAGGTAATTATACTAATCAGTGAACCTGCTGTAGCTGATACTGCCAACCAAGGTAAGTTTATTACCAAGAATATTTTTACTAAAGTAGATCTATTGATCGTAAATAACCTACAAGACATTACACAAAACCTGGTATAATTTGTCCTGATACTGAGTAGGATATGATTAGTGCTCCACATCCAACAATGGCTGCAATGCCATTCCACTTTTCAGCAATAGAAAAATCTACCTTGTCTTCAGTTTTTGTTGTTTGCTTTGCCATTAGATAATACCAGGAATAAGGTTGCCAGTTGTTGCATATGATGCACAGAGAAGTAGGAATCCTACCATTGCTGCTCTGCCATTTGCTTTTAAAAAGATTTGTTTGTTGTTCATTAGAATATACCTGGAATGATTTGTCCTGTGGTTGCATAAGCACCAAAGGCTGCGACGAAACCAATCATGGCCATCCAACCGTTAAATTTTTCTGCTTCTGGTGTCATTGTTCTTAGATTTGTAATAGGGATAGAGCTTAAAGAGACCTGTGTGGTCAAAAGATTCCTGGTATAACCCAACCAGTAAATCCATAGTTGATTACTGCAGCAAAGAAACCCATCATCGCCATGCGACCATTGAGTTGTTCTGCATTTTTCCAATAGTTCATTATACGTATGCAATAGTGGGTGAATAAACAACTGCCATTGCAATTGTACCTATCAATAGGGTTTGGATCATTGTTTTCATATCAACCTCTGAATGGTGAGTTGAAGTATGCTTTGTTCACTGTATAAAGAGTGAAGAGTGCCACTGCAATTCCAGCAAATCCTAAAAGAAGGATTGGGGAATGTGGGAAATCATATGTTGGAATACTTGTCATTAGAATACACCTGGAATGATTTGACCAGTTGTAAGATAAGCACCAAGCAATGCAACAAAACCAATCATAGCCCAACGACCATTGGTTTTCTCAGCATTCTTAGCATAACCCTCATAATTTTCATTCTGATCAATCCAAGGCTGTGCTTCAGCAGCAAACATATTTTGCTTGCCATACTCAGTAGTTGTATACTTGTCAGCAGTTGATGAAGACATTTAGTTCTTTTGTAAACTTAAGTAACATAATTATATAGCAAACATTAAATGTTGTAAAGAAACTTTACAATAGGGATAACCCAACAATGAAAAGGGGGTCTAATGACCCCCATAATTACACCTTATATAAACTTATGTAAACAGTAGTGATATCTACACTATTTTACTTCTTCCACACATGCATCACTGAAACTCTCTGCCAAGTCTCCACCCAATTCTGCTCCCTCATTCATACCAATCATTGAAGCAGCACCTGCCAAAACCCAACCAACAAAAGGTACAGAGGTGAGACCAGAACCAGCAGCAGCACCAACGCTCCCACCAACCATTCTTCCTGTTCCTTCTCCACTTCCACGTGCTTTGATGCATTCAATGGTTTTGGCACTAGGCTTCTTTTCACCTTCACCTGATAACCCTGATGGATCTATCCATGAAGTTCTGGTGGATACAGGTCCATCATGATGTTCTGCACCATCCATAGTATATTCTTTATAAACCTCAGTGGTTTGACTCTTACTAAACAACCCACCTTTACTAGGTATGGTTTTAGTGCTAATCATAACCTTAGGATCATTAGATCTATACTTGACCCTATATCCATCTTCTCCTGCTTCCACTTCATAAGAAGTATATTCACTGACAGGTAAATCAAGTTTAGGAAACTTACTTTCTCTCTGGGCAAGTAACCCAATCATACCAAAGTGTGAAAGACCAATTACTCCACCCAATCCTAGAGCAAACAACTTAGTCTTGCTTATATTTTTAATTTCCATCCTAGTCATAACAACTGTAGATCTATTTAGACTCTATCCACTCAGCATTATTCCTACACCATGCATCAGCATCTATTTTCATATGCCAATGAGTAAGAGTATGAAGAGTTTGTACCATTATAAACATGAATAACAACAACACTGGACCAAACCAGAGTGGATGCATTAATATATCTTCTATCTTTTTCATATAGATGGTGATGGTTTCCTATCGCCTCCAATCCTGAAACCACCAAAGGGGATTGCAGCAGTCTAGGTAGCGAAGCCTTGACTTAAATATCATAGCATAAAAAAAGACCCCTGTAAAGGGGTCTTGATCCATCTCAAACTCTTAGTTATTTAGAATGTGAACTTAACACCAGCTTTACCACCCCAGTTGATGATATCATCACCTGTTGAATCTTCACTAGTGATACCAGATACTTCACCATAAAGTGATGTAGCTTCAGTGATTGCAAAAGAAGCACCTACCTTACCAGATAGATCTGTCTCTGTATCATCTGTTGAATCAGTATGAGTGAATGCAGGACCACCTTGCACGTAGTAAGCAACATTACCTTCTGTACCAGCAGTACCCTCATATCCAAAGTGGATATCAGTTGTTGCACCTGAATAATTTCCATCAGGATATGAAGCATTTGCTTCTACATTCACATAAGGACCAGCAAAAGCAGCTCCAGCGAATAGGAAAGGTGATGCAGCTAGTGCTGCAATTGTTGATTTAATAGACATGATTGTTTATAGTATCTCGCATGGGCATTAAAAAAACCCTGCGGATGATAGCTTTCTCGACATAGAAAACTGTTTACATCTACACAGGGGTACGATCTTTCTGATCCCTTTGTATAATATTTATTTATATTACCACCCTCCTTAGGATTAGTCAAGCTTGTTGTTGTGAGGATTCCACTACTCTGCCTCTATATGGATCAAACTCTGTGATAGTTTCTACTGTCATCATAGCTCCCTGTTGCTCCCAGAAATTTCTAATACCATCATGATTTCCTTTGTGAAATATTCCTATATGTTCTGGATGAATGGTAGAACCCAACTCAATCTTATACAAGAGAAGAGGACAAGCATATGTAATACCAGAATTGTATATTAAATCATCTGCTACTGGTCTAGGTTTAACACCTTGATCAAGTTTATACTTTTGTTTACCAGTATACCCACCTCTACAATGAAACTTAACTAATTTTTCTGCATGATGTCTAGTAATAACATAACATGCTGTAGAAAATTCATTTACAAATCTAGTATGTATAGGCACTACTACATCACCAGTGCATATAATAGCAATTTGAACTACATCCCATGCATATGGAACCCTTGCTATAAAATCTTGCCATGCAAAGTTCCAATTTTGAGCAAGACTTAAATCACAATCATCCTCCATCATGACAGCATAAGGAGCATCACTAGTGTCTAAGAAATGCTTCATTGCTTTAAGATGAGATGTCACACATCCAACCTCACCAGAGGACATACCATCAGGATACTTACCCTTGATGATATCACCTAAATCATCCTCTCTACCATCATAAGCAGAGACACGTTCATAATCAGTGAGTTGCCAATACTTAAATTGATCTTCCATATAATGCCAACGCTCTGGTTGACCATCTAGGTTGATACAATAGATGGGTCCAAAGTTTTGTAATTTGTAAGCACCCTTATTCTTTTCAGTTAAATCCATTAGTATCTCAGGTAGGTTACGTTATCAAATACAAAGATTCCTTTAGTCTTCTGTCTCACATACTCTACATCATCCATCAAACAATAAACCTTCAAGTCTTTATTATACTGATTTTTGATAGCAGATGCAAGATGGTTCTGTCCACTATGCAATGATACAACACCAAAAGAAGAATACATGAGATCAACATAAGTGAAAATATCTTCTATCAATATTGTATTGTCAACATCAGGTTCTATTATAGTAGCATCTTTAATCTTATTAGTAAACTCCACACCAAAGAACTTCATGTCCTTATGAAGATTCTTGATTGTACTATACAAATCTAGTATCTCCTTACTATCATATGTAATAGAGATAGAAGACAAATCAACTAGTATAATATTATGAAAACCATATATCTTTTTTGGTTCATAGTATATCTTGGGATATCTATTAGTTGGTTCTAACCCATGCAGTGCCTCCCAATTCATTATACAGTCACTTATGATTGTCTTGTGACCTATCTCAGGGGTATCTCCAGCAGTCCATGTACCATCCTTGATACCCTTGACATAAGGATTACAACCCCATACTAGATCATAGATCTCTTGGTTCCTAAAGGATGCCTGAGACCATATGTAAGTGTCTCTACCCTGCTGCTTATGAAACTCTTCTGGCAGTGTAGAGAATTGTAGATTGTCACCCAACCCACCATGAAAGGCTGAAAGAATTACATCATCCATCTATATACTTTTCCCAATCAATTGTTGGTGAGTGCAGCAGATCACAGTGCGTAGAGTAACCAGGCATAGGAGTGATTAATCTCCTACCATGTCTTCCCAACTCTACAAACTTAGCATGATCCATTGAGATGCCATCAGGAGATGCAGCACTGAAGTGTTTATGTATTATCATATCCTGATTGAGTTGCCTCAACTTACCTGCATATGTATTGCAAGTTGAAGGAACTGTTCTCCAATGGCATGAGTCAGTATGAAATACCTTAGATACTAAGTCATCATAGCCAGAATCAATATACTTATCCAGATGATCATAAAGGGATACATACTGAGTTGGTAAGTTAAAGGCTTCAATAAGAACCTTGCACCAATTTTCTCTGTGTAAGTAGTCATCTTCTATAAAGTAAATGATTGTTTCATCATCATACCCTCCACTCTCTACAAGTTCAAGGGTTCTCAAGAAACTACCAGCTTCATTACCACAATTGATAATCTCTACATTCTTTTCTTCTGATAAGAATGTATCACTGATAGGACCAAAGTGTTCATCATATACTATATTTATTTTTGCTACATCAGGATTGATAGTTCTTTTAAGATTCTCAAACACCTTTTCTTTATCAAACCAAGATGGTCTTTTCCTATTAGGTAGTGCTTGGTTGGGAGACGAATAACAATGTCTCAAGAATACTTCAATTTTCATTTCCAATAATCGTAAATGTCTTTGGTTACTTCATAAGGCATGTCCTTTACCTTCCTGTTGGGTTGCTTAACAGCCCACCCAAACATATTATCAATCAATGGTTCAAGTTGTGTACCATCTTGAAACTCCAGAAGAGTTTTTGCTTTGTTATGATTACAGTATGCATGTTTGACTTCATGCCTTGCTTCAGCATGTTCAATAGTAGCATCATAACCATACTTCTTTGCCACCTTCTTTACAGTTTCTGCTGACTCATTGATAGTAAAATATTTATCAGCACCTATGTTAAATATCTCACCATCATATCCATCTAATAACTTATCAAATGGTTTCATATAATACTGGATATCTGAAAAGGCACGTGTCTGTTCACCATCACCATAGACTAAGATAGGTTGATTGTTAATTGCTTTACGAATAAAGATGCCAATCACATTTCTATACCTATCCCAAAT